TGTCGGGTAAAACAGCCACGGGCCGCCAGTAGAGGGCGGGGCAATTGGCGTACTCGGTAGCAGCGTCTCGCCGCGCACCTCTGCATCAACGCTCAAGCGCCACACGCCGACGCCCAGGTATGACCACGCGGGGGCGCCGATGAAGCGCCGCACCTTGACAGCTACCCCTTCAGGGGTTGGCCACGTAGCAGGTGCTGCGAACCACGCCCCGCCTTCAACCAAGTCGACCCGCCACCAGTCGCGAAAAGCTGCGGCCGAATCTTCGTCGGCGAATGCAAAAGTGAGCTGTTGGTATTGGCGTTCATCCAATTCGATGGTGCGCGCCTGGCGCGGCGCCCGATCCGCCTCGCTGAACAGCCGCCCCTCCTCGGGCTGAACAGTGCTCGATTGCGGGCATGGGACAAGAGCTGGAACAACGATTGCAGGCATGCGTCGATTACTCCAAAGCAAAGACAGCGCCGCCGCGCAGCCGGTGCGAGATTGTTAGCGCGAACACTGCGCTGCCGTGGAACTGCTGCAACACGAGGAGATTCGCAGCGCCGGCCAGCGCGAACACTGCACCCCCTGCGAACGCGCCGAGCGTCGGCGGATCTACCTGACCCACACCGGCAAGGATAAGCTGCCCCTCGACGCGCCAGCGCCCTAGGTGCATCGCCGTCGCCGTGTACTGCGATAGCCACGCCGCGTCGTACCACCGAAAGCCCGGGCCTTGCTCTTTGACACGGGCCGCAAAATGCCGCTCACCTCGCCGCAATGTGTCTCGAAACCATGCGTGGAACACTGTCATCTCGTCGCGCTCAAGGATCAGAGCGACATTTGCAATTTGCGGCCGAGTGGTCACGACGCGCCGCTTCCTCCGATGCCCCGTGAGCATCGCAACATCTGCAAAAACAGTTTGCCATTGCGCGCCGTGCCCAGCGAGCAGCCAGCAGTCAGCAGCAGCGGGAAGCAATAGGGTAGGCAACGGCATTAGCGGCCCCTACGCGGCAGTGTGCGCCGCTGCCCGAGTACGCCCGCCGTTGCCTGTATCGCGGGGCCCCCCTGGCGCGCATCACGCGCCACGGTCGAGAGAATGATCTTCTCAAGCGTGCGCCCGTCGGACTGCCGTTCTTCCATCGACTGGACTGCAAGTGGCATCCCCGGAGGTGTAACGACCTGCAGCGAGCGCCCGCCGCCCCCTAGCGCTTCGTTCGGCACGATGCGGCCCGCCGTGTTGGGCACGAACAGTTCGGGGCCGCGCTCACCCACCATGCTAGCGAAGCCCACGGGTGGGCGGCCGCCGTCGGCGTAACCCTCGGCTGTGTATGGGTTGATTGTCGGCGTGCTACTGGTATTGAACAGCCCGCCCAGCAGTCCGCCGAGTTGACCAGTTTTCGCGAAGTCGCCGCCCAATAACGCCTTGCCGAGTTGAGCGGAAATAGCCTGAGCGACCATGCGCAGAATCGTCGACTTCCACTGTTTTTCAATGTCGCTAAAATTGCCTTCGAGAATCGACAGCGTGGACTCCCCGAGTGCGTCCTGAATGTTTGCAGCAGCCTGCACCGCGAACGTGTTTGTCTCGTCCTTCGCTTCCTTGACAGCCTCGCCGTATTTCTTCCATGCTGACTCTGCAAGGCGCGCGGCTGTCTCTGCCGTGACAAACGGATTCTCTGCCGTGAGTCGGTTTAACTCCGTGAGTTCTCGGTTTAGCGACTCGAAAGGTGTCTCGACTGATTGCGCCAGCCTACTAGCTTCCTCGGCAAAACTTTGCACTTTTTGATTGCTCGCCGACACCGCATCGGCATCGGCTTTGCGCGACTCGGTAAGCTGCTTGCGCAGGTCAATCTCGGTCGCCAGCCCTTCAGCCGTCGCGAGCTGTGCGCTCGTTGCGCCAGCGAGTCGCCCACGCCCAATGTCATCAAGCAGCTTCTCGAAAGTCGTCAGCTCTTGCACCGATTGCGCCGTGTTGCGCAGCGCGTCGATGTATCGTTCGGCGTCGCTTTGCTTTTCCTTGGCTGCGACCTTTTCAGGGCCTTCATAACTCAGGGCAATCTTTGTAGGCGCCCGCCCCTCGTTGCTGTAGCTCGCCGGGTTTGATTCCGCTGCAAGCCTCGCCGCTCGCTGCGCCCGCAGCCGCTCGCCAAAAGTCGCAGCGTCGAACACCGCGTCGATATCGCTGATGGCTTCTTTCGCGATACTCACCGCTTGCGAAAAATTGCCGTTCATCACCTGCACATTCGCCGCAAGAATCGCCCCGATGCCCCTCCCCGCTGCTTGAAAAATGCGAACGAATAGGTCAACCTGATCGACAGCGAACGCGATAGCAGTAGCCACGCCGTCGGCAAAGTCTTTGATGCTGTTATCGCCTGCGACTGTCTGCCCCGCTGCGTTGATACCCAGCAGCTCGCGCGCAAACAAAGTGGCGACTTCGGTTAGGTCGTTCAATGCCGGTAAAAATTCAGTTGCCGCAGCTTGCGCGTATTGTTTCAGCGTGGCAATGCTGCGCCCCTGCGCGTCGGCATACGCGTCGGCTAACTCAATTTGCTTTTGGGTGAGGATGACGGTGCGCCCACCCTGCTCTTCAAGCGCCCCAAACACCTTAAGCTGCTCTGCACCCGCGCGCCCAAAAAGCGCAGCCGCTACGGTGCCTTTGCTCGCGCCGTCCGCGAAGCCGCTCAGGGCCTTGCCGACTGCCTCGTATTGCGCTACAGGGTCAAGGCGCTTGAATTCTTCAACGTTGATGCCGAGCGCACCGAGCGCGGCCCCTGCTTCTTGCGACTCGTCATCGACCCCAACGAGTGCCCTCGAAAGCTTGATCATCGCCCCGGTGACACTCTCAAGCGGCACGCCTGCGGTTGCTGCAGCAATGCCGAGAGACGCGATATTTTCAGCACTGTCGCCGACGGTATCGGCGAAGTCTTGAAAATCACCGGCCGCTTTTGCGAGTTGATCAAAAGCCACTACCGCGCCGAGTGCGCCGACAGCGAGCGCGGTGCCGATTGCAGCGCCAACCTTTTCGGCTTGCTTTTGAAACTCCTTCAGGCGCTTTTCTGCGCGCTTGGTGTCTGTTTCAAACGCGCCCGTCTTCATCAGGAGGTCAATGACAATCGAACCTGCGGCCATCACTGCCCCTTCTGTTTGAAACCAAGTGCCCGCATCATAGACACGTCTGACGCGGAAAGCCCCGCGTTACGTGGCTCGGGTTGCAGCCAGTCTGTAGCCGCGTCAATCGCTGCTTGCCGTTTTGCAGAGTCGGCGCCCGCCGTAGCGATCAGCGCAGCAGGCCGATGAATGCGGTGCAGGTCGTCGAACGGGAAGAGTTTATAAAACTCGACCCACTCTAGAAATTCGTCCTGCGCCATGCAGGATTTCCACTCAGCGACCGTTCGGCCCCCGAGCGCGAGGGCTAGGACGTACCAGACGTAATCGTAGCCCCGGGCTGCGAAGCTTTTCCCGCGTCACCAATTTGGCTTGACCCGGTAACGACCATCATGCAAAGGTCAAATTTCACAAGGCTCGGGATACCCTGCGCCTCTTGCGCGGACATGAGGGTAGTGCCGTCCTCGTTGCAAAACGCAGCCGCGACAAAGCCGGCCCGTGCGACCTCGCGCTGTAGATCGCCGTCCTCGGTCTGGCTGTAACGCCGCTCCCCGCCCGCAAAGCATGCAATCTCATTCGGCGTGCGTGTGCGGTAGTAGAGCGTCTCTTTCGAGCCGTCGGCAAGCGTGATACTTCCAGACTTGACCGTGCCGCCTGGCGCGGCAAAAAGTTTTGCCTTGTCCATGGCATTAGGCCGGGCTGTACCAGAACGGCACAATTTCACCGGCACGGCGAATCGTGATCGTGCCCCGAACAATGTCGTTCGTCTGCATGTCGATCACCACGTCCTTGACGTAGCCCGGGAAGATGAAGCTGGTACGGTCAGCCGGGGCAACGATGTCGCCGCTGGCGTTGCGCGTGGGCGGTGTGTCCGACTCGCTCAGAGCTGCCATCCAGTCCACAACCGCGCCCGACTGCTTGAGGGCCCAAAGCGCTTGGTGTGACCCATCGCGAGGGATCAGGTTGAACGGGATTGTCCAGTCACCGGGGTTGCCCAGACCGGATACGAATTCCTTGTCCTGCAGTGCGTCGAGGCAGGTGACTTCGAGGTCGTCCTTTGCGCCGCCCCCGTCGCTTGCGCCGGTCGGACACGCAAGCCGCGTGATGCTGCCGTTTGAGTCCGTGGTGTTGTCCACAAAAAAGACGTGTGTGCCTTGTGTTTTGACGAGTCCGACAGTCATATCAAAATCTCCTACGGGTTACGGGGTATCCACCAGTCGAACTGTAACGCAATGCGGTACAGCTTTGTTCCGCCCCTATCACGATTGTCGACCGGGGTATTGATGAGGTGCGCGAACGGTTCAATCGCGTCGCGCACTGCTGTAGCGATTGTCACCACTTGTGCGTCATCGGCGCTGTAAATGTTGATGGTGACGGTGACCCTATCTATGCCGGGTATTTCGGACAGTGAATTTTCAGGCGCAGCGGTGACAAACCACGTCGCGTAGGGCGGCAAAACGTCCTGCGGTGCGTCGTCGTGGCGCCAAACATTCGACCCCAAAAGCGCGAGCGTGTTGCTGTCAGCCGCGAGAGTTTCTAACACTGGTGGCATCATTTTTTGCCCAACCTTTTGACGATGGCGTCAACCGAAGTAACCAAACTTTTCACAGTCACTTCGATTGCCTCGCGAGCCTTGGATTTGAAGGCCGGGACAATGAACGGCTCGGCTGCTTGCTTTTCTGATCCGTACTCTTTGATTTGCGCGGATTTAAGCGTTGTCACGGGCTTGCCGTTGCCCCGCAAATACGTCGCGCGCTTGATCCGCACGAGGTAGCGCTCACCTCTGCCACTTGTCGGCTCCTTACCGCGCGTCACCACCACGCTTTTGAGTAGGAGCATGGTGGCTTCGGGGTCTAGCCCACCGACGAGATTTTGCTTGACTTGGTTTTGAATCAACACGGCCCCTTTGCGCAGCGCAGCCCGCACCGGGCCGCCACGCTTGGAGACAACTTCCCGGGGTAGCTGTTTGAGCAAATTGAGTACGTTACGCGAGTCAATTTTGAAAGCGTTAGCCATCGTTGAACCCGCTTTCACACATGAGGGTCAAAAATTGGCGCTGTTTGAAGTCGGGCAAAACCGCTTTGATGTTGTACGCCTGTCCGTCGTGATCCACAACACGGTCACTCGGCTTTACACCGTCTTGCTTGCGCATCGTGACCCGGTGCGTGACGACGCCGTATTCACTGGATGCACGGATGTACTCGCCGCCCGACAGGCCGTAAATCTCTGCCGGTTCGTTGCTGATGTAGGGCACAAACGTTTCTGTTTTTGCACCGCTCACTGCTTGCACAACAGTGAGCCGCGAGACAGTAATTCGATGGCGCAGGCGTTGAGCGAGCATCACACCCCCAGCTTGTTGCGGTAGGGGAACCACTTCTGACGCGCTACCTCGCGCACAGCTTCCATTTCCGCCGCGTCCTTGCCCTCGTACATCCCTTGCACCGTCAGGTAGATACCCATGCGCACCATTGGGCTGAGGTCGTCGCTGTCGCTGACAATCGGCGCGGTGTTGCTGTCCAATTCGTCGACGTTGAACTCACCGCGCCGTGGCAAGACTTCGCGGTCGAGATACGCTAGCGCCTCGTCCTCTGCGCCGTTTATCAGCTCTTGCAACATTGCGTCATCGCTGCGGTGTGTGATGCGTAGATAGGCCCGAATTTGGGCAACGCGGACAGTCGACATAGAGGGCTCCGGTTCAGATGGCACGAGCCCGGGCACGAGCCCGAACAGTACAAATTGCGTGGGTGAGGGGCCGCGCAGCCCACCAAGCACATAGGACATTATGACGCCCGGGTTTGTTCGGTCGGCGCTGTCACGTCGTCGAGAAGGAAGGTCATCGCGGCCGTGCCGTCGAGTGCCCCGGTCGTCAGCACGTCGCCGACAACTCGCCGTTCCGACAGCAGCGACAGCAGCATGTACAGGCCCTGCGCGAGCGTCATTTGATCGCCGCGCGCTGCGTAGTCTTCGGTCAGCACCGTGGTGAGCACAGCGGCCACTTGCGCGCTTGTAGCAACCCCTGTGCGGATCTCGACGCCAGCGTCTGCGGCCAGTGACGCAGCAGTGACCACGTTCGCAGCGAGCCCGTTGACAAGCGTGACCGCTGCGATTGTGCGAGTCTGTACCTCGTCGGCAATCGCCGATGCAGTCGCCCCGCCGCTGACTGCAGCAATGTCGGCCGCGAGGCTCGCGCCTGCCGGTGCCCCGAGCCGGTCATAAATCAACGACTGATCTGCCGGATCGCTGGGTAGGCGCGCGTCAATCGCCGCTATTGTTGCGTTGGAGGGTGCGGTATAGCCTGCAGTGGCGAGCCGCGTCGACACGGCCGCGTCCATGTTTGCAATGCCCGCAGCAATGGCGGCATTCGCAGCCACGGCTGTAGCAATCTCGGTAGCGGCGTCGCTGGCCAGTCCTGCAGCCGTGAGCGACGCAGGAATGGCACCACCCACCAGTGCAGCAGGTAG